ATGTCCTGTCGACCTGGAGCTCACTGAAGCCCAAGCAGCCAACCTTGAGATGAACGTCCACTGCCCAAGGTGGGCTCAGAAGCAGATCGCCACCTCGTTTCGCGGCAAAGCCATGGCGGATCCAAGCGACGTTCGCTTTCTAACTGTTTGGCTCAAGTGCCTCCACACCGCGACGGTCGAGACCTGGAACGACCCCAAGCGCAGACCGAAGCAACCAGAACCAGAGGCTCCGTCGCCACAAAGCGCCCAAGTTGCACGCGCTGCAGCCGACGCCCGCAAACAGGCGAACCTGGAGAAGATCCAACGCGAGCTCGACGCGTCCACCAAGGGGGCCGCATGAACGCCGTAGTTGCCGACCTCGACCTGGAGGCAGTCGTGCTTGCCGCCGCGATGCTCGATTGCTCGGCCCTGGATGGGGCAAGGCGCGTCTTTGGCGGCAGGGACGATGTATTCTTCTCCGACGCCAACCAACGCATCTGGGACGCAATGGCGGGCCTTGATGACGATGGTGTGCCGGTCGACCTCCCGGCCATCATGCAGCGCCTGCGTGAGGAGGGTCGGCTCGACCAGATCGGAGGGTCCACATACCTCGCCCAGCTCGTGGAGATGACCCCAGCGGTCGCTTCGATCGACCATCATGCTCGCAAGCTATCCGAGCTCGCCACGTCCCGTCGTTTGGTGGACGCTTGCCGAACCGCAGTCATCGAAGGCACCAAGGGTGGCGGTGACTCTGGCAAGTGGGCTCGCAACAAGGCCGACGAGTTCCAAGACTTGGTCGGCGCAACGGCCGAGTCCGTTCAGGAGCACGACATACGTGACCTGATGAGGGTCGTGGTCGACGAGATGTCGGCCCGTCGTCGTGGCGAACCGATCCACAACGCAACCCCGACGGCGTGGATCCGCCTTGATGCCAAGCTTGGCGGATGGCTCGACGGCAACATGTATGTGCTCGCTGCGCGTCCTGGCATGGGCAAGACATCGCTGGCCCTGCAAGCGGTCCTGGATGTAGCCGAGCGCGGGAAGATCGGGCTCTTCATGGGGCTCGAGATGCCAGACCGCCAGGTTGGCCAACGCGCGCTCTCCATCAAGAGCGCGGTTCCTGTGAATCGCATCAACAGCGGAGTGATGCACGACGCCGAATACAACCGGGTTCTGAGCGCGGCTCAGGCGATCGCCAGGCTCCCTGTTTTCATTGGCGACAACGGCGGGCAGACAATGGCTCAGCTCCGTGGAGCAATTCGTCGTCAGGTCCGACGGCTGCGAAGTGTCCACGGTGAGGGTACGAAAATCGGAATCATCGCCGTCGACTACCTGCAGCTCATAAAGGCCAATTTCAAAGCAGGCCGATCGCGCGAGAACGAGGTCAGCGAAATCTCGGCTGGCCTGAAGCAACTTGCGAAGGAATTCCAGTGTCCGGTTCTGGCCCTGTCGCAGCTGTCCCGCGAGTGCGAGAAGCGCCCGAACAAGCGCCCGATTCTTTCAGACCTTCGCGAATCAGGAAGCATCGAGCAGGACGCGTACGGCATCCTGTTCCTGTACCGCGATGATTACTACGTCGAGAACTCGCCGGACCCCGGCGTCTGCGAGGTGAATCTAGCCAAACACCGCAACGGACCGTGCGGCATGATCAAGCTCGACTTCAACGCCGAGCTCACCCGCTTCGACGAGCCGCCGGACCATTTCGACATGTCGCCAATGGAGTTCAACTGATGCGGAAAACGCGTCCGATTCTCGACCCCGCCGACCTCACCTACCTCCGCGAAGAACGCCTCTGCATCATCGAAACCTCCTGCAACTGCACCCGGGCCGAGGCTGAAAAGAAACTGGCCCGGATGGAGGCAGAGGCGGCGCTGAAGGGTACGACGGTGGAGCTGTTCAAGGCGGGATAACCTGCGACCACCCAGGAAACCTAACTTTCTCAGGCACGGTCGCATGCATGACCTGGGAAGTGATTCAGGGTGATTGCCTGGAAACGTTGCGCGGGATGGCCGACAACTCGGTGGACTCTTGCGTGACCGATCCACCGTACGGACTCGGGAAGCCGCCGGACATGCATGAGGTTTTGACGGCGTGGTTGGCTGGTGAACCGTGGAAAGCCAAAGGCCGCGGCTTCATGGGCAAGGAATGGGACGCGTTCGTTCCAGGCCCGGAAGTGTGGCGGGAGGTTTTACGCGTACTGAAGCCTGGCGCGCATGCGTTGGTGTTCGCCGGTTCGCGCACGGTCGACGTGATGGGTCTGTCGTTGCGACTGGCGGGGTTTGAGATTCGCGACCAGTTGCAATGGTTGCATGGCCAGGGGTTTCCTAAGGGGCTCAACATTACCAATCAGCTATTACAGGCGGAAATATGTCAATCAACAGAGAGTGCCCCGCGTGCGGTGCAAACTTCAAAGTCTATCCAAGTCAGATCAAGCGTGGGGAAGGAACCTATTGCAGCCGCGCTTGTTCAAATCCTGCCAGGGGACGATCTGGCCCTGCTAACGGTAACTGGGGCGGAGGTCGCTTTGTGCGCTCTGACGGATACGTTGCGATCCGAACTGCTCACGGCTACCGGCTTGAGCACGACGTCATTGTCGAGCGAGAGCTTGGCCGACGCCTCGAAAGAGGCGAGCAGGTCCATCACATCAACGGCGTGCGAGATGATAACCGACGAGAAAACCTGGAGTTGGTTGACTGGTCTTCACACATCCGGGAACACCACGCCAGTCAGCGAGATCCTGAACGATGGCGAACGGTGGCCTGTAATCTATGCGGGTCCAGATTTGAACGCAGGATCCGCGAACTCGATGCGCATCCGGATTGTTACTGCTCTCGGAGATGCTACGTGGAATCCCGTCAAAAACAGCGAGGGGTGGAACGTTGCGCTTAAGCCAGCCCATGAGCCAATCATCCTGGCGCGCAAGCCGTTTCCAGGGACACTAGCCGCGAACTTCACTGAATGGGGGACGGGGGCGGTGAATGTCGACGGGTGTAGGATTGACCACAGCGGAAGGCGCTCACCGTGTGGTGCTGATGGTGCGGTCCATCGGTCACAAGGCAACGTGTATGGGAAACAGACCACCAGCGAGGGTTTCAATTGCAACCTTGGCCGCTGGCCAGCCAACCTCATCCTTGACGAAGAAGCCGGCGCCATCCTCGATGCCCAAGCCGGCAACCGTCCAGGTATGAAGAGCGGCGGCAAGCATCGCCCGGACGCGACGCTGGGCATGTTCGGCGCGATCGATTCGACCGAAACAGCGCGCGGCGACAATGGTGGGCCGTCGCGGTTCTTCTACACTGCGAAGTCGAGCAAGCGGGAGAGAAATGCCGGGCTCATTGGAGCGAATGGCCATCCCACCGTCAAACCCATCGACCTCATGCGCTGGCTCTGTCGTCTCATCACGCCAGTCGGTGGCCTGGTCCTGGATCCATTCACAGGCAGCGGCTCAACAGGATGCGCCGCAACTCTGGAAGGCTTCCGCTTCGTCGGCTGTGAATTGTCCGATGAGTACACGGCGATCGCTCGGGCTCGGATTGCTCACTGGTCCGAGATGGCCGCCTAACCTTCACCCACCCAGGAAACCCCTCCACATCCGGCACAGTCATTCCCGCGGCGAAGAGCTGCGGAAAGTGATGGGTGTGTGGGATGGGCGCATTGAAGCAGCAGTTGGCTGCGTACGGGAAGATATCCAAGGTTGAGCGCGACAAGAGCGACCCAACGCTAATTCACTGTGGGATCATGTTCAGGCAGCAGTTCTACGGCGGCGAATTCGAACGTCTCATCAAGGCGTTGCAGCGCGATGAGATTGTCGAGCTCTATGCAGAAGCCGCAGACCCGCGCGACACCAGGATCGAGCAACTAGAAAAGCAACTCGACTCCCTCCGCGCCGAGTGCCGTCGACTGGGGGGTGGCGCGTGAGCGAGATCAAAGAGTTGGCATGGCTGGCGGCGTTAACGGCCGGATGCCTGCTGTTCCTGGCTGTGCTGTTTTCAGGGTGCGACTACATAGACGGCGGCCCGCGATGGAGCTGCGAAGACAGGCGCTTCAGTGTCGAGCGCAACAAGGCGGACCAGGTTTCATGCGACCACTCCAAACAGAAACTCACTCGCGAAGGTGACGACTGGCTTTGCAGGTGCGCGCCATGATCATCGTCGCACTCCTGGAGGCGTTGGCTTTCATGGTCGCGCTACCGTTTCTCCTGACGCTTCATCACAGGTCAATCACCTGGTTCTGCAAGCAGGTTGGTGTTGATGAGATTGATGCGAGCGTCATCGGCACTCTCGGAATCGTCGTGGCAGCCATTGCCTCGGTCGCTGTGGCGGTAGCGGTGATCGTGGAGACCGTGTCATGACCCACCTCCGAACCCTAGTAACCTGCGCGTTCTGCTTCGGTCTTGGCTCCCTGGTCATGACCATCATCTCGCTCACTGCCGAGAAGCCGGACAATGTCGCGTTCGGTCTCGCTGCGATGGTTCTGCTACTTGGCGCGTTCTGGGCATCGGCGAAAGCTGCGGACTTGGATGATGGGCCTGGTGGTTCGGGTGCCCATGTTTAGCGCGCGATGGGAGCCGCGCGTTCACGGCGAGACGTTTGCGCGGCTCTGGGAAAGCGAGCGCGAAGGAGTCATCGCCAGGACATATCCAATCGAAAGCATGTGGGACGACGGACCTCACGGTTACTACACCACCGTCGTCTCAGTGAGCCTTTGCGAAATGGGACCAGGGGTCACTGAAACACGGCGACGCAAGTTTGATTCGCTGGATCGGGCCCAGAAGTGGGCTGAATCCACGGTGCCGTCGCTTGTGGCACGCATTGGGAAATGGAGAAATCGCCCATGAGCAACGCCAAACGACGGCATCGGAGGGACATCTGCCCACGGTGCGACGGAGCGGTGAAGAAGACGGCGAATTACGCAGGCGCTGGCTGTTTCCACCACCACGTCCGGTGCACGGTCTGCAAGTTCGGGCCGCCGCGCTTCTACGACAGCGGTGACGGCTACAAATCATTCATCATCTTTGCGGATGACGCATGGCGCGCATGGCGAGATGCATGTGACGAGTACCGAGCAGCAGGTTCGCCGCCATGGTCGCCGCCGCCATTGCCTACGCGCAGCTCAACTTGTGACCCGTGGGGCATAACGATGGACTCGATTCACCTTGAGGCGCGGTGTGTTGCGGTGGCCGAGGTCTGTTCATGACCTGCCCCAAACGCGCCTACCCCTCCGCTCACGCGTGCCGAGCCGGGAACAAACACGCGCGGTTTCGGGTCCGGGCTTACCTGTGTGAGCGGTGTTGGATGTGGCATGCGTGCAATCAGGAGAAAAGGTGATGGTTAGCGAAAAAGCTACATGGGGCCTAATCAACGAGTTAGGCAAGACCCACCGGAGCGCCCGCGTGCATCGCCGCAGGATGGCCCGTGAACATGCCAAACGCGTTCGTCTCTACAGGCGGTATCGTGACCATCTCCAGGCCTGGCGCATGTCTGCCAGTGAACGCGAGAGGTTTCGGCGGCTGTGCTCAGGGAAGCCGCTGCGTGTCGTTGACACGCTTGGGATGCCTTTCTTGGTCGAGTTGGCATTCACGGCTCCGCGCGTCGTTAAACTCGGGCAGCATGGCTACGAATCCTGACCCACCCAGGAATCGCTAACAGTTGAGGCACTGTCTCTGGAGCGGCGTTAGGGCTGCGAAGGAGATGGTGATGTTTACGAATATCCTAGAGACCACTGCGTTCTATCGGCTGACGGTGGTGCGCGGTGACGATGAACTGGCTGCGGCTTATGTCTCGGTCTCAGATGAGTATGGGGTCCCTGTTGGAGCGTGGTCGACAGAGGATGGGTTGCAGTTGTTTGAGAAATTCGCCCACTCGCTGAGTCGCAACACCAACGACGAGATCAAGCTGAGGGCTGCGCGTTTGCTGATTGAGGAAGGCGAATGACTCGCCCAACATTCCCCGAGCAAACCGGACCCGACACCCTCAAGTACAGCTCCGACCTGTGGTGGTTCTTTCACGAGGCCGACAAGCACGCCGGGCTGAAGTCGTCACAGGGCGCGATCCAAGACGTGATCGAACTGGGCGCCGAGATCAGCGCCGAGCCAGACGAGCCGATCATCAACCTTCACGAGGCGAAGCGGATGCGGCGGCTGTTCGCGATCCTGCGACTGGTACCGGAGCATCACTACGGGGTGTTGCGGGTCTGGTACACGAACCGCGAACAGGAACCGGCCGAGACCAAGGTTGCTGCTGCACACAAGGCCTTCTATGCGGCTGCGAAACGGCAGGTGGCGGCATGAAAGCTACCAGATTGTCTCTGGACGAGTTGGAGCGGGTTAACACCGTCAGTTCCTACAGCCACAAGAAGGTCAGCGATGTTCTGGCAAAGGCTGCATGGATCGCAGGTGACGGTGCCAAGGAACGACGCTTGGCGGCTCACGAGTGCAAGGGTTGCCATTACTCGTACGGTCTCTCGGGGCAGGCGTTCACGAGCTGGAGGTGTCGGCTTTGCTCTGCTGAGGGAATGAACCCGAACACGTCATGCCCGGTGCTCTGCGATTCATGCGCGGAGACTTTCGACCTGTGCGTTTCGTGCGGCGGAGACATCAACATGCAGCACCGGTCGCGGCGGTTCGGACGTGCTGGCAAGAAACGAAAGGCGGCAAAATGACCCCAAAGCAGCGAGAGGAGAACGACAAGCGCCGTGACGCCGGTCAGGCTCGAATGAAGCGTCTGTTTAAGGAAGACCTGGAGTTCAAGCGCTCTGGCACTGACCCGGAGTTCACGACCATCGAACTGGCGCGAATCCTGGATATGCCAGAACGGACGATGCGGGACATGCTCGTGAAGGCTGGGATTGGGAACATCGCCATCCGCCCCGGGCCCAATGGCGGACGGGCTGTGAAAACGCGTGTGGTGCGCTGGTCTGCGCTGCAGAAGCTGGCCAAGGAAATGGGCTGGTGGGAGTGACCGGGACCACTGCGGCAATGCGGTTTGGTTTCTAGGACATGAGGGGTCGCTACCCTCGCACTCGGTTCGCTCCGGTCAGCCCGCGCCTCACACATTCTGCGGCAGCGAAAACCGGCACTACTCCGGCGCCACCTTCCTCCAGGTCGCCCCTGCGCGCACCGGTACGCGCTGACGTTGCCCGGCTCCTCCCAGTGGCGGCGAACCGGTAAGTCTTAGAGCTGACCCGCCACGGTGCGGGCACAGTTGAGGGTTCGTTACGGCGGACCCAGCCAATCTTTCGGTCTGGTGGGCGGTTCGCTTGCACCTGAGGCCGCCATGTTTTCACGGTCAGGTCTGGAACTGACGCCGGCTTGTCACGTCGGAGACCGCGGGTTCGAATCCCGCTGAGAACGCTAGTGATGGGATGAGGCGGCACCCGCGAAGTGCTGCCAATTACTGCCTATCTAATCGGGACAAGGAGTTGCTTCGCAACAGCGCACCGTTTCCGAGGCTCCACCCAGGAAACCCCTCCGTTTCTTGCACAGTCGCCTGATGTTCGACACCGACATTTTCGAAGGCGACTCCGCGTTTACGGCTGGCGCTACCGGCCAAGTCCGCAAGTGTGCCACGGCGCACGAGTTGGCTGATTGGCTCTTCGGTTTCTCACTGGCCTGCGCGCTGAACGTGCCCGCTGACGAGACTCCGAACGGTACCGAACTGGCCAGGGTCGCGTGATGAACGACGTGATGGTCAACTGGATGCCGGCTGAGTGCCTGCCGCTGGACCGTCCGTGTCTCATCCCCAGCGAACTTCACGTCGCCGGCATGTTGCAATTTTTCGCGGTCTACGATGGCGAGGCTGACGACTTCTGCGACATCTGTGACCTGTGCGGCGGCTACGAATGAGCCAGTTTAGCCGTGAAACCGGCCGTTACGTGACCTGTGTCGCGTTTCTTGCTCTCGCCTGTTTCGCGTTCGTTGGTGTCAAAGCTGCCGAGTTTGCTGAACGTCGCGGGTGGGTGAAGCGGGAAGTGCCTTCTGAGCCCAAGTGATGTTCGCGGACCTGCTGAAGCAGTACAAGCGAATCGCGATTGTTGGCGGCCCCAAGACGGGCAAAACGACCCACTACGCGGCGATGGTGACAGACAGGCCGGTAATACACACCGACGACTGGCTGAGTCTGCCGTACGAGGTTGTCCCAGACGTTGTTCTGGCCAAGGCTCGGATGCTCGACTCATTTGTGGTCGAGGGTGCGGCTCAGATGGCCCGGACGCTGCGCAAGGGCCTGGAAGTGGACGCGGTGTTTCTGACAACGAAACCCAAGGCACCACGGCAGCCGCGACAGGTTGCGACGGCCAAGGGTACGCTGAAGATTTTTCGGGACTGACGCCATGCGCATCCCGATGTGCCGCTGCTGATTGAGTGATTGTTTGCCACTGCCGAGGGCTCACCGACCGCGACATTGCCGGCAAGAGCCGTGAGCGGGTTGAGGCCGAGTTTGGGCCTGAGTGTTGTGGCGGGTGTGTTGAACACCCAAGAGAATTGAACGTGGCTACGGCCGATGAAGATGCGATTGAGGCCAGACAAGAGCGAGCAATTCGCTTGCGTGTCCAGGGTTTCAATTACCGCGAAATAGCTGCAGAACTCGGCATTTCGGTAGGTACCGCCTACAACGATTGCTCTGCCGCAATGAAGCGGATTCGCGAGCAAACCCGCGAGTCTGCCGAAGAAGTCCGTTCAGTTGAGCTTGATAGGCTCGATCGGATGATTCGAGCGCTTGAGGTTAAGGCCTTTGGTGACGGCGACACCCGGGCGATTGACACGCTCTTGAAGGTGTCCGAGCGCCGCGCCAAGTTGCTCGGCCTGGATGCTCCCGAGCTCCACGTGAACGTCGGCGAGGTGACACCGGACCGCGCTGCACAGCTGGTCCGCGAGGCATTCGGTGATCACGCTACCAGGCGCGCAATTCCAGAGTCTGAGCCTTCGGGCGAAACGGACCCTGGCGCGATACCAAAGCACTCTTCCTGAGTGCGAATACCGGGCGCTAACGGCCTGGCTTTCGACGTTCTATCCGTTCCAGATTGAGTGGCTCCTCGACGACTCGAGGCGCGCCATCTGCAACAAGAGCCGCCAGATTGGCATGTCGCACACCACGAGTGCGATCGGCGTCATCTGGGGCGCCTTCCACGGCGAGCTCACCACGGTCGTTTCCGTTGGCGAGACTGAGTCCAAGGAAGTCCTCGACAAGGCCAAGCGCCACATCAGCGTCCTGATCGCTCTCGGCTCGCGTATGGCGAAGCTAAAGCGCGACAAGGACGAACTTGTCGGGTTTGCAAGCGGTGGCCGCATCATGGCCCTGCCCAGCACGGGTGGCCGCGGCTTCACTGGCAACGTCTTCCTCGACGAGTTCGCCTACCACCAGAACCCGGGCAAGGTCTGGGATGCGACTGCTGCCGTAGCTCTGCTCGGTGGCCGTCTGCGCATCAGCAGTACGCCAAACGGCTTCGGCAACGACTACCACCACCAGTGGCGAGCGGCTGAGACTGGTGTTTCTGACTACTCGCCGCACCTGGTCCCGATCGACCTTGCCATTGCGCAAGGCTTCCCGGTTGACCTGCAAGACTGCTGGCAGCTGGCCAAGAACGACCCTCGGTTGTTCGACCAGATGTTCAACTGCAAGTTCCTCGATGGGGAGCTGCAGTACATCCCCAGCCACATGGTCTCTGACTGCTCGTCGGACGACCTAAAGACGCAATCCGGCGACTACTTCGCTGGCCTCGACGTTGGAAAGACCGTCGACCGCACCGTGCTCACCGTTGTGCGCACAGAGGGTGGCGTTCGCAAGGTTCAGTACCTCGAGACGAGTAAGCGCACTGACCCGGATGAACTCCAGGCGATGGTCGACAAGGCTTTTGCCAAGTTCAAGATCAAGCGCCTGTGCGTTGACGCGTCGGGCCTCGGTTCCTTCGAGGCGACACGCATGCAAAAGCGCATCGGGTATTGGAAGGTTGAGCCAATCGTCTTCACGCTCGGGGTGAAGGAAGATTTGGCGACCGAGCTCTACTCGTCGTTCGCCAATCGCACTGTCGCAATCCCGAAGACGGACGACGCTTTGCCGCCGCGACCGGATGGGATGAAGGGTTGGCCGGCAAAAACGGCCGACGCGATGCGTGAAGATATCTGCTCTTTGCGCCGCGAAATCACTACCGCTGGCAACGTCCGATACGACGCGCCGCACACTGACAAGGGCCACGCTGATAGCGCCTGGTCGCTTGCTCTAGCCCTCCACGCAGCGGGCCAGGCGCAACCCCGAGGGCATGTGCCGGCGAATGTTGCTGCAGCCCTCTGATGCCGACGTACGAACAGCTCAAGCAGCGGCATCCTAGCTGTGACCCTACCGAGCTCACGCGCCTCAATGCCCTGTACAAGGGCGGCGCTGAGTTCAAGAAGCTCCTTCCGGAGCTTTTGCCGCAGCGTCCGGCCGAGCCCGAGCAACGTTACGATCTGCGCCTGAAAGAGGCGCACTATCGGAACTACATCGGCCCGGTCGTCGACTACTTCACGGCGATGTTGTTCTCGACGCGGCCCGTCATGGCTGCGAAGGACGGCAAGTCAAAGAAGCCTGTCACCGAGCCGGACGAGTTCTACGCCGAGCTTCAGGACGACTGCGACAGCAACGGGCACGACGTCGATGCGCTGTTCAAGGCGCAACTCACAGACGCGATGGTGTCCGGGCGTTCTTGGGTTCGCGTCCATGCGCCAAGCGACGGCGGCACGGGCCCGGCGAGCCTTGCTGAGTATGACGAGCGCGGTCTCGGCAACTGCTGGCTTTCTGCTGTAGACGCTGCTGACGTGCTCGACTGGGAGCACGACGACGATGGTAAGCTTGAGTGGGCGATCGTCCACCGGGTAACCAATCGGCGCGCCGGCATTGGTGGCAGCCGCTCAACTGTCACTGAGACCTGGGAGCACATCCAGGTCGACAAGACCGACACGTACGAAGTTACGTACGAGAAGCGGAAGCCGCCGAGCAAAACTGCCAGCATTCCGCTTGTCAGCAGTGAGCCTCACAAGTTTGGCCAGGTCCCGCTCATCCCCATCGCCCTCCCAGTGGGGCTGCATGTGGCGAGTCGGCTTGAGACGCCGCAGCTTGCGCATTTCCGCCTGAGCAACGCTCAGACCTGGGGCTTTAGCTCCACCTGCTACGCACAGCCTGTCTTCACGCTGATGGACCGCGACTCGATGCCCACGATGGGCGCCGGGTACGGCATCATCATCGGCAAGGACGAGAAGGTCGAATGGGCTGCTCCGCCGTCCGCTCACTTCACGGCGCTCGCTGAAGAGATCAAGTCACAGAAGGACGAGATCTTCCGAATCGCCCACCAGATGGCCCTTGGCGTTGAGAACAACGCCGCAGCAGTGGGCCGCTCTGGCGAGTCCAAGCAGCAAGATGCGCTGAGCACGCGCGTCGTGCTCCTGGCGTTCTCTCGCATCGTCAAAGAGGCGATCGAGGTCGCTTGGGACCTGATCAGCCGTCACCGTGGTGATGGCCTCAAGTGGTCCGTCGAAGGCCTCGACGACTTCGCGGCAGCCGACATCATGGGCCTGCTCGACGCACTCGAGAAGGTCGACAAGGTCGGCGGCGTGCCGAGCAAGACATTCAACGCAGAGATGAAGACTCGCGTTGCCGAAGCGCTGCTACCTGACATTACGCAGGCGCAGAAGGCCACGATCCGAAAAGAGATCGAGGAAGGCGTGGAGAAGCAGGCTCAGGAGGAATCCGAGCTCGCTGCCATGACCAAAGACCTGCAGAAGATGCAGCTTGAGCCGAAGCCTGGTCAGGAACCAGGCGCGCCTAAGAAGCCGCCTTTCCCGCCCAAGAAACCGCAATGAGCGCAAAACGAACCAAGACCTACGCTTCTGCGGACCTGGCTGATGCCGATGGCGTGAAGATCAGCGCGGCAACATCTGCGTCACCGGTCACGATCCTGGCTGCCGCGATGAATGGTGCCGCGATGGGCTCTGGTGGCGTGTTGGACCTCCCGCGAACGGTCTCTGTCACCTCCTCTGCCAGCGTTGGCTCGTACGCCATTGCCTCGCCCATTGTCGTAACTGGCAAGCGAGGTGGCGAAACGGTCACCGAGAACCTCACGCTTACCGCAACCGGTGGCAATGAGACCATCTACGGCACACAGGCCTTCGATTCACTGACGTCTATCGCCATCCCTGCGATGGTGAACACGTCCGGCGCGTTCACGTTCGGTGTGGCTGACATCTGCGCGCCGGCTGGAGACACGTTCTCCGCAGTGAAGTGTGACACGGCGGTCACGTTGTATGTGAAGTACGGCGAGTCCTCGACGTCGAAGACTGACGCAACCGCCGTGCTTGCAAAGACTCCTGAGTTCATCAGCCCCACTCGCGTCCGCACCACGTCCGGCACCACGTCCGGCGCCGCGGTCACCGTGTATCTGGGCTGACGCTCACTGGGCGAATGACGGTCCCGCCCTAACAGGTCCGTAGCAGCGAATGATGAGCGGCTGAGACAGCTCATAGACACCCGAACGCCGTGAGCCATGGCGGTCGATGAGGTGCGCAAATGGCTGGCGATGAGAATACTCCGGGCGGCGAGAAGCCTGCGCCGGAAGCGCCGCAGTACGTCACGAAAGAGGACGTTGCGGCAATGGTTACTGGCGCCCTGACGCGTCAGATGAAGCCGTTTACTGCTGGTTTTGAGCAGTTCAAGGCGAGTTTCCCAGAGCTGCTCCAAGAGGCGCTCAAAGGGCACAAGCCTGAGCCGGCTCCCGAGAGTGCTGACGGCGCGCGCAAGCCAGACCCCGAGGTCGCTGCTCTCAAGCAGAAGCTGCTGGAACTCGAGAAGGCGAACCAGGCAGAGCGCACCAAACGTGAGGCCGCTGAAGAGCGCGCCCGTTTGGATGGCGGCAAGTCGGCACTGAAGAACGCTCTCCTCTCCCAGGTCCGCCCAGAGATGGTGGACGTGGTGACAGACCTGCTGTTCGACGCCCGCAAGAAGGTCACCTTTGATGACCAGGGACGTCCCCTCTTCAGCATCAAGACCGGTGCTCTGGATGAGGACACTCCCATGCCACTCACGGACGGTGTGAGCCATTGGCTCAAGTCCGACGAGGCAAAACACTTTCTCCCGGCTCCAGCGCCAGAGTCCGCACAGCGCGGCACGCCTGCGCCACAGAGCCGAACGCAGCCTTTTAAGGCTCCGCAATACGACAAGCCTGCTCGCACGGACGAGGAGAAGGCACGCCGCGCCCTTGAGCGTGAGCAGGCCTTCAACGCGTCGCAGCGACGCGGCCAATCCCTCTAACGCCCGCTGCCCGCTTGATGGGACTGCGGCTCACACAAGCAAACCCGCTCAAGCGGGCGACTTCCTTAGGGCTTTCTTTTCATGGCTGACGTACCCCAGACCACTTCTCTCATCACCCTCGCGCAAGAGTATCGCGGCGACATCGTTCGTCAGATCAATCGGCGCACCACGCTGCTTAAGCTTCTGCCCATCCGACCGGGCGGAGGGAAAAACATCTCCTGGGTTGCGGAGTCGGACGGTCATGTTGCCGAGAACTACTCCGAAGGCGCCGACGCCGCGAACTTCGGCAGCGACGCCCAGGCGGCTGCGACGCTCGGCTGGGGCCTCTACCGAGCTCCCATCCACGTCACCAAGCTGGCCATGGACACGGCCGCGACGGCGTCGAGCCCCCTCGGCAATCGCATGCTCTGGGGCCGCAATATCGTCAATGCGGCGTCGGCACTGGCCGACCTGATCGAGGACGACCTCTTTGACGGCGCCGGCACCGGTACGCTGATTGCCGGCCTCGACGTTGCCGTTGCTGACGACACGAACACCTACGCGACGATCGTCCGTGGTACGAGTGCGTACTGGCAGCCGTATGTCGTTGACCCCGGCGTCGCGACGGACATCAGCTTCGCGCAGATTCGCAGCGACCTCGGTTCGATCTTCGACGCTTCCGGCGAAACGCCCGACATCGCGGTCTGCAGCACGGCCGTGTTCAACAAGGTCGCCGGGCTCTTCGACGGCAACCGTCGCTGGAACATCGTCAACACGTCTCGCGGCGCCATCACGCTCGGCCCCGGTTACGAGGGCATCGAGGTTGACGGCTGCATGTTCGTGAAGGCAAGCAAGGCCACGGCGAACCGCATCTACTACCTCAACAGCAACTACGTCCACATCGAGACGCTCCCGAGCGCTGATGTGCCGCAGGAACTGATGATGGACATCGACGCGGACGACGGCTTCGGCAGCGTGCCGCTGGACATGACCTTCGAGATGCTTGCCAAGACCGGCCCGGCCTCGAAGGGTGAAGCGCTGGCCACCTGTCAGCTCGTTGTTGAGCGCCCCAATGCCTGTGGCGCCCGCTTGAACGTCAACGCCTAAATGAGGTTTTGCACATGGATGTTCGCAAAACTCCTGACAACGTCGCCTACGCACTTGTCGCTGCTCACAACCAGCGTCAGGTCGATGGCATCTCGACGTATTTCCACCTGAATCGCACGGAAACGACCGATACCTCGGACTACCGAGCGCCCACCGTCACCCGTGTCACCATCTCTTCGGCGACTGCAAGCACCGAAGGGACGCTGGTCACGCTGGTAAACGAGCTGAAGAGCGACATCAATACGCACTTCGCCGATTCCGTCGCTCACAACACGGCGGTCTCTTCCGCTGTGGCGACCGCGACCGCGACGAACGAAGCGACTGCGATCACACTCGCGAACGCTTTGAAGGCTGCGTTCAACACGCATTTGTCCGCTGCCAACGTTCACTACACGAACGACGCCACGAACACGGTGGCGGCCGCGAACGCGACCGATGCTGCGACCGCCTACACGCTCGTGAACGAGATGAAGACCGACTTCAACGCTCACGTCGCGAGCGCCCCGGCCGGCGCGTATATCAATCTGATCGACGCTTGATGCTGCAATTCAACCAGACGAAACACGCCCTAAAATGGCGCATGAGCGGACACACGTTCACTTGCGAGCCATGGGGCAGCATCGACCTTGAGCCTTGGCAGGCCGAAGCGTGCAAGCGCCGAGGTCTGCCTCTTGGCCCCGCTCCTGTTGACCCAGAAGTGAGGGCTACGCGACGGCTCGCAGAAGAGCAGGAGGAGGCGTCGAAAGGCGCTTTCCAGGCTCTTAAGCGCGAAGCGGACGAGGCAAAGGGCGCCGCGAGAGCCAGCAAAGAGCAGCTCGATGCGACTCTGGTTGAGCTTGACACCGAGCGGGGCAAGACCCGTCTCCTGCGGGACAAGGTTGCCAAGTGCGAGCAGCGGATCAGCGAGCTCGAAGCGGACGCGAAGGCCGCGGAGCAGCTGATCCAGGAAACAGCAAAGGCTGCGGCACAGTCCGAAGAGCGGGCAATCAAGGCCGAAGCGGTCAAGAAGAAGCCCGGCAAGGCTGAGTAATGGCGTTCACCGAGACCCAGAGAGACCAAATCCGGCGCTATCTGGGCTACCCGGCAGCGTTCCGAGACCAGACCTATCAGCTGGAAAGCATGATGGACACGGTCGGAGCAAACGCGGTCGAGCAGGCTTCGGTTGAAGCGATCCTGACAGAACTCGGAACCGTCGATGCCGTGTTGGCCTCGGCTGGCGCCGCCTCATACGACTCTGGGCCGCTCAAGGCGGTCGATGAGATCGAATTTCATGCGCCTGATGCCTTTTCGGCCAGCGATCGCATGAGTGCCATGAAGCGAGCCAAGATGCTTGTCGAGCGTCTACGTCAGCGCTTCGGTGTCCCTCTTGCCGGCGACTACTTCGGGACCGGTGCGATGCGCGGTTTCGTGATGAACCTCGGATGAGTGAACCAACGCTGTTCATCGCAACACCGCTTCATGACGGCAACGTGCACCACCTGTACCTGGCTGGTGCGCTTCAGGCGATGTCGGCGTTCCCGGGTCGGGTTCGGTTTGATGCAGTTGTTAGCTCGTTCTTGCCCAAAAGCAGGGACACGCTGACAAGTCGCTTCCTGGCCTCCGGCGCGTCGCACATGCTGTGCGTCGACTCGGACATCGGGTGGACTCCGGCCCATGTTGAGGCGCTGCTTGCGACGGAAAAACCGTTCATCAGTGGCGTCTATGCGATGAAGCGCAAAGACCGGCAGGTCCCGGCGCTGGTCATCGAAGAGCGCGAAGGTCTGCTTCGGTGTGAGTATGTACCTGGCGGATTTCTGCTGCTGTCTCGAGATGCTGTCCTGGCAATGGCCGATCGCTACGCACATCTGGCGTACGAATCTGGCGGCATTGTTCAGACTGCGCTCTGGCTGCCGGTCTTAGAAAACGGCAGCTACGGCAGCGAGGACATCTCCTTCTGCCATCGCTGGACTGCGATGGGCGGCGAAATCTGGATGCATCCTGGCTGCGTTCTGAAGCATGCCGGGGCTGCTGTCTACGAGCCTGATGGTGAGTTGAACCTGCAATGGCGCTCGCAGACGACCTAAAGACCCTCGCCCGCAACGTCCGCGCCATCCCCGGCCAGTTTGGGATTCGTCCTCACCGGGTTTACCTCGTCACCGACGAATGGGACGGCCCCTACTACGGCGACGGCGCCCTGACCCGTGAGCAGGTTGAGCTTGTCGAAGGCGACAACCAGCCGCCCAAGGTCCGGCAGCTCAACGACGAGCGACGAGCCCTCGGTGACCTTGCCGGTGGCTCCGTCGAGATTGGCCCCGTAACGCCTCCTGACGCCGGTTCTGTGGCGGCATCGGCCTTCCGTGGCGCCGACCTCACCAACGGCTTCAACGGGCTCAAACTGCGCATCGTCGGGCCAACCGGTGACGCGCTGTATGTGATCAAGGGCTTGGACCTGAGCCGCGCGATTCATTGGACGATTACGGCCGAACCGTTGCAGTCCACGCCTCCTGACGCTGCCTGATGACCACGCCGGCCTTCAATCGCAAGTTTGGCCGGCTCGAGTTTCCGGCCCCGCTCACCGGCGAGACGACGCTTGCGAGCACGGACCCGGCCGCTGACTTGATGCTGGAGGTGTTCGCGGCTGCCGCAAACTCCGACCTGGCACTCCGATGGCAAGACGCTTCGGTTGGTACGCCGGTATCCGGCACTGACCCCGTCGCCAGCAAGCACCCGCAAGAGCCTGACGCAGACTACATGCGTGAGGTGAAAGTGGGGTTCCCGGCGCTGTTCGTTTACCGGACAGGCGACCCGACGTTCAACGAAACCGGTCTCTGGAAAGTCCAGATGACCCAGCGTTGGGGCGTCGACTACATCATCGGCCCCCTCGATGCAGGCAACCGGCGAAAGCTCAAAGCCATGCTCGTTGCGATGGCCAAGCTCATCTCGCAGGTCGTCGCACGCGGCGGGCACAACGCGTACGGCATGGACAGCAACAACGTCCAGCCGCTTCAGGTGTTCGGCTCCGCAACTGCAGATGGCATCGAGGTCTGTGGCTTCACGTCGATTCGCACGATCGGCGCCGAGCTGATTCCAGCCAAGTTCAGTGCAGATGGCCCCATCTACCACGCGCTGACCGTGACCCTCGAATCCGTTGAGCAAGACGGTTGGGTCGACGAAACGCTCGGCACCACTCCGGTCATCGTTGACTGGGGCTACGGCTTGGCAACTCCGGATGAAGAGACCATCGAGGACTTCGTCGAGGAGTCCAGCGATGTCGAAGAAGAAGGCGACTGATGCTCCAGCTGACCGTCGAGTCCTGCCTGCGAATGACGCGGCAGCACGACTGGTTCCTGGCTGAGCACGAACGCGCTGTCGCCGAGTCGCTCCAACACGGCGGCGAACAGGGCGTTCAGCAGGTGCAAACCTCACCTGGCTTCAAACCGCGCTCTGGCAAACTCCAGAAGGCGACCAAGGCCAAGGTCGTGCGTACGTCAGGTGGCCGGCTGCTCAAGATGAGCAACAGCAAGCCCTACGCGGCCGCCATCGACAAGGGCGCAAAGCCGCACGTCATCCGGGCCAAGCGCATGGGCGGCCGGCTGAAGTTCCGCGCTGGTGGACGCGTTGTTTACGCGCGAGCTGTCCGCCATCCGGGCAACAAGCCCTACAGATTCCTGGCGCGCGCCACGATGCACGCTGCCAACAAGTTCGAGAACCAGTTCGAGCGACGCATGAGCGCGATCGCTGCCCGGTTCTAACCGACCACTCACACGGGGAACCCCCTTTTGAAGCTGCGATTTTACGCGCGGCCTGGACACACCGTGTCCGTGCCTGGCGCAAACGGTAAGGCCGGGCAGTTTGCCCGTTACGTTGGCCGCTCCACCAAGGTCGAGCGCGACAGTGACAAGGTCACTGGCATCTCGCACCCGGCCATTGCTGAGGCTGTCGAATACGACACCGAGAGCAAGGACAGGACCGAACGCGACCGTGCGGCGCGGATGCTCCGGTTGATGATGATCGAGGTCGAAAAGCCTCTCATCCCCGCCGATGAGGCCACCGCAAAGGCGTGTGGCGTCAAGTTCGAACCGGTCGAGCTCCGCGATGGCGAGTGGCTCCCGAAGTCCAAGTCCACTCCCACTTCGAAGGAGGCGTAACCTGTGACGTTTTCGATCACTGGTCTGCCCAGTTCCTTCCGCGCGCCCTTCATTGCCGCGGAGATCATTCTTGGCCAGGGCGCGAGCAACGCTCCGTCTGGCGCCCGTTCTGCCTGCTACGTCGGGCCGCGTCTCGCTTCTGGCGCCACGGCTGTCAGCGGCACCACGTACGAAATCGGTAGCGAGCAAGAGGCCGCCGCTTATTTCGGTGCTGGCTCTCCTCTCCATCGTGCCATCCGCAAGCACATCCTCGCCAACCCCGGCGGGAAGGTCTACGGCAACAGTCACCTGCCTTCGAGCGGTGGCAGCCCGGCCTACGCCAACGAGGACTTTGTCATCACAGGCCCAGCCACCGCGACGGGACAGGCTGCCGTTTACGTCTGCGGCGAGGAAATCAGCTTTGGCTGGGTTTCGGGTGATACCGCCACGAACATTGGTGACGTTCTCGAGGCGAAGATCAATGCGCTGACGCACCTGCCCGTAACGGCAAGCAACTCGTCCGGCACGGTCACCGTCACCGCCAAGATTTACGGTGCATCGCAGAACGATGTTCACCGAATCCGCGTGTCCAGCGTCACGTCTGGCACTGGCGTCGGCGTTACTGCGACGGCTGCACTGCTCACTGGCGGCGTAGACGGCACGACGACCGAGCTTTCGCTGTTCACGACGGCGCTCACCACGATCGCCGCTGTCCGATACTACTACGTCGGCGCAACCACGAACGTCTCTGGCTTCGTGTCGGCGCTCAAGACGCACATCGCATCCAAGAGCGAGCCGAACCCCGGCCTAACGTCTGTCGGTCTTGTGGCTTTCACTGGCAGCCTGTCGAGCGCACAAACGCTTGCCATTGCCCAGAACCACGAGCGCATCAACCTCGTCTGGCAGCGCAACAGCGACCATAGCCCCGACGAGCTCCTCGGCAACTACCTGGCCATTCGTCAGAAGCGTGAAGCTGTCATGTCACGGTGGAACTTTGACAACTACGGCGGCAGCTTCGGTGACTGGTTCATCAAGGCGGCGCCCACGCAGTCGGATTGGCCTGACCTCGACGACCAGAACGACGCCATCACGGACGGTGTTACGCCCATCTGCTCGACCCCGACCGGCTCCTATGTGGCCATGTCGGTGTCGACGCGCTCGAAGGACGCGACGGGCCTGCTAGATGACTGGCGCGCATCGGACACGCATCGCGTCTCGGTGCTCGATGAGGTCGCCGATACGGTCAAGCTCAACCACGCGCTGACCTACCAGAACTTCGCGCAGATGGACAACCCAACCCTCGCGGACGGGTCGACCGATGTGAATGCGTTGGTCCCGCCGCTTGTGCTGGTGCCCTACCGCTACAAGTCGTGGTTCCTGGGGCAGCTCGATCAGTTCTTTGACGGCCGCCTGCAGAAGCCCAGTGAATGGGCCGCAGCAACCATCTGTCGCATTGACCCGCAGAACGTGGGCCGCATGCAGGTGAAGACCGCCGGTCGCGTCGTCGATCTCGCACATCAGGTTTCGTTCCGCATTTCGGAAACGACTCCTAACTGACTTCCTTTGCGCCAGACGTCTCCGCCGTGAGGCGATTGTGATGTCTGGCGCCCCTTTCTTACCCGCAAAGGCGGCGCATTTTGGCAAACAAGGACTACGTCCGGCTTGCGGCCCTCATCGATGGGCAGTTTCAGGCTGAGGCAACCAACATCAGCATCAACGGCGAGAGCGGCGCTCAGGCTGTTGAAACGATCGCGCTTGGTCTGAGCGGCAAGACGCCGGGCTCGCGAAGCGTTGAGTTCACTCTCACGAGCGCGGTTCCGACCGGTGGCATGGAGTTCGACTTCCCCACCGCAGTCGCAGAGGGCAGCTATCACGAGGTCCAACTTGTCTACGGCGCCAAGACCATCGTCAGCAAGGGCTGGTTCCAGAGCTTCTCGCTCTCACAGTCCGTGAACGCCGCTACCGAAACTAGCGGCAGTTTTAAGGGCACTTTCGAAGTCCCGAAGTGAACTGAACAATGAGTGAATCTGGGGAGATTCAAGGCTCGCTTGTGCGCGAGTTGATGACGCCATCTCCCTCCCTGCCCTTCGAAATGAAGCGGCGACAAGAGGGGGGTGGCGTTTCTGTTTTCAAGTACCGCGTGCGGCTTCTCCGGCCTGAAGAGACCATTGAGGCGCTGGCGGACGCGCAGAAGTACGCCAAGGCTCGCGGTGAGATTTCGTCGGAGTACGGCGACATCTACCGAGAGTCGCAGACGGTCGAGATTGTGCTCCGTGCACTTTGTGAGCCGGAACTCGTTGAGCGTCCGGATGGCACACGGATGTGGCGGCGTGCGTTCGTCTCTGCGGAACAACTGCGGAGCGCTCTGTTCGAGCACGAGCTCGCGCAGGTAATGAACTGCTACGAGACGGCCAAGGCGTACTACCGAGTTGGCCCACAGTTCACTCGCGACAAGTTGGCCCCGTTCGTCGAGCAACTCTCCGACGAGCTGAAGAACATCTATTTTTTTTCGCGATTGGACTTTGCGGATGTGCCCGAACTGATTTTCAGTTTGGCCCGGGAGGTGGCGGATCTGTGGCAAGCGACTGGCCTGACCCCTTCCGACTCGCACAGTTCCTCCGAGTCCACGTCTCCGAGCTCAACGAGCACCATTACCGAGTTTTTCGAGCTGCCCGAGACGCAGTCGAGCGCGCTGCCCGGGAAGACGCTCCCCACTGACCACATGCTAACCAGGGACGAGGCGCGCGAGATTGTGCTGGCCGCCCAGGAATCACTGGAAGCTGATGCAGACAATCAGAAATGAAGCTCTGCAGCTGTGGTGCCCCGGTTAGCAGCCCGCGTGCAAAGTATTGCGAGCCATGCAGAGTGGCAGCGGTAGCCGCCCAACAGAGGGCATACAAGTCCCGTAATCGCGAGGCGGTAAACGAGAGTAGCCGACTTCGGATGCACGCCGTTTATCTGGCGGACCCAGACGCGTGGAATGCGAGGCGAAGGCAGCGCCGGGTCGATGACCCGGAAGCTGCGCGCAGGCTGGATCGCGAGGCGTATGCGCGTTTCGCGGTCCAGAAACGGGAGTCAGCGCACGGGTATCGCAGGCGCAACCCGGAAAAGGTGCGCATCGCAATGGCTGCATGGGTTGCAGCAAATCCCGACAAGGTTCGCGAGAATTCCCGCAAGGCATCAATCCGACGGAAGCTGCGCCTATTGGCTCTGGATTCTCCGGGTGTCACACGAGACCAGTGGCGCGCCATCTGCGAAACACATGGCTTTCGCTGTGTTTACTGCGGAGTTGAGGACAAGCTCACGGTTGACCATGTGATCCCCATTTCTCGCGGCGGGCTCGATTCGCCAGAGAATGTCGTCCCGGCCTGCAGGAGTTGTAACTGCTCCAAGGGCGCAAAGTTGCTCTCAGAGTGGCAGAGGAAATCTGCTGCTTGAGATTGAAAGTCTAAAAAATTCGTCTCGAGTACCAGATCCAAGCAGTTGGCCAAGACCAACTGCGCCGAGTTCTTCGCGGTATCGAAGGTGAAGCGCGCGCGCAGGCCACGCGAGAGGTGCGCCTCAACCAGCGCGTAACATCTACGCGCGTCCGCAACGCTCAGGCTGAAGCTGCAAAGCGCCAGAAAGAGGCCGAGCGAGCCGCAAAGGCCGAAGCCAAGGCTGCAGCAAAGGCTGAGGCGGCGAAGGTGCGCGCCGCTGAGAAAGCTGCCGCAAAAGAGATTGCTATTGCCGAGAAGACGGCGCGTCACCAGCAGCGCATCGAGGAGCGCCAGGCTCGCTGGCGCCAGAACTTCCGCAACCGTCACTTTCAGCAGGAAGCGCGCGCCAGAATCGCCGCCGACAAGAGGGCCGATTCTCAAGCGCAGCGCATGCGCGAGCGCACGGCCGGCCGCATTATGGGCGGGGCCGCGCGCATTGGTGGAGCTGGCAGGGCTGCGCTTGCTGGGGCAGGGCTGGCCGCGACCGCAGCAATGGGCAGCGCCGTCTTGGACCGCGCCTCGTTCGACTCGCAGGTTCGCAAGGTCGTCAACGCTGGTTTCGACCCGTCGAAGCACGGCACCCGTGAAGGCCTCGCGGCTCGCATCAAGGGCAAGACTGCTGGCATCAACAAGTCCTCCGGCATGGAGGAGTCTGAGGTGCTGCGCGGGCTGTCTAGCGGCATCGGCATCTCCGGTGACCTTGACGGAATGCTCGGTGCCTTGGCTGACCTTGAGAAGGTCGCCAGCGGTACCGGCTCCGACATGGGCGACATCGGCGAGACGTTCGGCACGCTCCTGAAGTCGTTCGAGGGAATGCCAGACGCGGCTGAGCGCGCGAAGGACATGCTCTACACGCTCGCCGGCCAGGGCGACCTGGGCGCGGTTGAGCTCAAAGACATGGCCACGCAGGGCTCCAAGCTCGCTGGCTCTGTTGTCGGCATCGGCGGCGACAAGACTCACAACCTGCGCACCATGAGCGCACTCATGCAGCTTTCGCGCGTGAGTGGCGCCACGAGTGCGGAAGAGGCTGGCACCGCGATCACGGCGCTGAAGAGCGACCTGACGCGCAGCGCTGGCGCCCTGGACAAGAAGCACGGGATCAAGGTCTTCGATGCCAATGGTCAGATGAACGATCCGCGCCAGGTGCTTGCGGACATCATTTCGAAGATTGGCAACGATCCGGCCGCGATGAACAAGATTTTCCAGGAACAGAGCCGCAAGTCGGTTGCTGGCCTGGTGGACATCTCGCAGCGCGCTGGCGGAGGAGAGGCTGGCAAGTCAGCCATTGCTGAGTTCTTCCGCACCAAGGATGCACAGTCCGTCAGCGCCGGTGCCATGGATGAGCGCGCGGCGTTCGTTGCTGGCGGCGCAGACCGTCAGTGGGGCCGGGCCACGGGTGACTTCAATCGCGAAGTCGGCGACAAGCTCCTGCCTGCCCTGACGAAACTGATTGACCCCGTTTCGCGCCTGACGCCGTACATGGTTCAGCTCGCTGACGCGGCAGCGAAAGCCGCCGAATGGCTTGCAGAGAACCCGTTCAAGGGCCTCGGCATCGTTGTCGGTGCCAAGATTGGCGAGGAGATTGTTGCTGCCAAGGTTGGTGACGCGATCAGGTCGGCAATTGAAGGCAATGCCCCTGGCGCGTCAGGGGCGGGCGCTGTGCCTGGCGCTGCCGTTGGCAAAGGCGGCGGTTGGAAGAGCCTAGCTAGCGCAGGCGTCATTGGCGCTGCCGTTGCTGGTGCCGCTGACTTCGGAACCGGTCTCTACAACGCCGAGGACAAGACAGAGTTCCTTGGCAAGAAGCTCAGCAGCAGCAAAACGTTGAGCGACGTCGCTGGTGTAACCGGCATTAGCTCGATCCCTGGTCTGGGTAACTTCTTCCAGGCGCTGCAGATTGGAAACGCTGTGGCCGGCGCCGTCGACTCTGAGGCGGCAACCAAAGAGCAGGGTGGCGGTCTTTCTGACGCGGTCAAAGACCTGTCGGCGAAGATTGAGTCGATGTTCAGCGACAAGGCCAGCGCGGCAACGGTCAAACTGGACCCAGATTCCGTGAACGCAATTGCTGGCGCCGTGAGCACGAGCGCTACGGCGGCCAACCGCTACACCGCAGTTACCGGCACGAAGTGACCGACGTACTCAAGCAGCTACGGCCAGCGAGCTTTCGCGGGATCGGGTTTCCTGCGTCCGGAGTCCGTGATTTCGGTTTCTCGCAGGACCAGGCCCAGCATCGGTTCATCTTCCGGGACGAGCAGCTCATCGAGTCGCTTGGCCGGCAGAATCCGACGTTTCGGTTCAGCATCCCGTTTCGCGAAGACATTGCGCTTGGACCCTGGAAGAACCTCTTCACCGAGGTCTACCCGAGGTTCCTTGCCGCTTGCCAAGACCGCAGCGCTGGCATCCTTGTTGATCCGATCCACGGCAGCGTCCGCGTCAAGTGCGCCTCCTTCTCGGAGATGCTCGACGCCACAAAACGCGATGGCGTCGACATCTCCGTGGACTTCGTGTTCTCGCCAGAGAGTGCGGACGACGTCTCCAGCCAGTTCCAGTTCGTGGCCTCCTCTATCCAGGGGGCCGTCGAGCAGGCCAACCGCTTCGACTCTGACGCGCTGACCCTGTCGCCGGATGTCCGTGCAAGGGTCGCGCTGCTGCAGAGCGAGAGCCCGACGGCGCGCACGGACATCTTCACGGCTGTTCGCTCGGTTTCCGACCAGGTCAACGCAAGCCGCAACAAGGTGAGCGCTCAGCTTCAAGATGCCGCCTACAAGATGGAGCGCACCCGCGACTCCATCGACGAGGCACGCAATCCGCAACTGGCCCCGCTCAAGCGCGACGCTGCCAGGCTCGAGCTCGCAGCCAAGAGCTTGGACGAAGCCGCGAGCAGGCCTCCCCGACCGTTCCGCAAGCAGCTCGCCCTGGAACCCATTGGGCGAATGGCGTTTGCGACACGTCACCAAGTCAGCATCGACGATCTGATCGCGTTCAACCCCGATCTCGCGAACGTCTTCATCATTCCCGCTGGTTACGCGGTGAACGTCCCTCGCCGCGATGGCTGACACTTCCTCTCCTGCTCTCACCGTCGAGTTCGAGGATACGGGCGAGAAGTGGACGAACGTCACCGACTACTCGATCCAGTCGTCGTTCACGGTGCCAACTGACGGCTGGTCGTTCACGGCGTTTGACCCGGACCCGATCAAGCTCCGGCGCCTGTTCTCGCCACTCCGCCCGGTCAAGCTGTACATCGGCGACCGGCTGCAGGTGATCGGGCGCATCGACGCGACCGAGGGAACCGGCGGCGGCTCAGCTGCTCTCCGTGTCCAGGGCCGCGATTACTTGGCCAACATCGTCAGCGGGACCATCGACCCGACGGTGAGCGTCACGTCGAACATGAGCCTGGCAGACGCCATCCTGGCGGGCCTGTACGTGTTTGGCTTCGACACCGTCGAAGCGAGCGACGCCGCTGTCACCGTTCGCAAGACGGGCGCGCGCACAGCAAAGCTCTACCGCGCCGAAGTGGCCGGACTCGGCGCACTTGCTGCGCTTGCCACAGGCTCTACAGCCAGAGGTATCCAAGTCCGCGACCGCATCGAAGGCGCACTGGACAGGCTCATTGGCAGCGCCGGCACGGTCACTCTGCCAACGACGACCGGCAAGGTCGGCGACTTCAAGCCACAGGACGGCGAGGGTGCTTTCCAGTGGTGTGATCGCCTCGCCGCTCGCCAAGGCTTCTGTGTCCAACCTGGTTCGTCTCGCACGTCGATTGCGGTCACACGACCCAACTTCGACGGCCAGCCAATCTTCACCCTCAAGCGTCCCGGCAACATCGAGGACGCCACGGCGTCGCGCAACTACGGTGACCTGCCCACGGTGACGATCACTCGCGGCCGTGCTGTGAGCTCGACGGATGCCAAGGGCGGCTTCCGTCAGATGCCAGCCAGCGGCGACGGCTCACCGTCCACACTCTGGGCGCTTCCAGAGGGTCAGCGAATCATGGGTGGCGACGTCGTCGAAGGGCGTCCACCTGGCAAGCTCCGTGTCAGGCCACCAAAGCACTACCTCCCGGCGTACCGCACCGACAAGGAATCGCGGACGACCGAGGAGCTGGACAAGGCAGCACGGCGCTTCCTGGCAGACAGGATGCGCGACACGTTGGAGTACACGTGCACGGTCTCTGGCCATATCGACCCCATCAGCGGGGCAACCTGGGCTACGAACACCATGGCAGCCGTGTCTGACTCCATCGAGGACGTCGATGAGGTGTTGTGGATTGTCGACACTGAGCTTTCCTACTCGCGTGGCACCGGACAGCAGACGCATCTGACGCTCATCCGTCCCGCGTCGTACGTCCTCTAAAGAACACGGGCTTCCGCCGGGCCTTGGGTGATGGGTCTCACTCCCCAGACTCTCCCCTGAACGCGGCGGTCTACTTCACCCAGGAACGCGCCAAAGTTGTGCGTTCCTGCAAGGACCCACCGGGCGCGCGCCTGCCCTGGTTTCGTGGCTCCTGATGAAATCAAAAGTGGCGCACCTATTCCCCGTTACGCAGTGGGCGTGGCGGGCTTCGCAGGAGACTGATCGATGCTTGATCTTGTAGACCTTGGTGCGTCTGGCCTGAACGAAACCAACAACACCGTCTGGGTGCAGTGCAAAGGCGCGCCTGTTGCAGAGGACGAGGCGCCGGACTACGGGCAAACGCTGTATATGCCGTGTCTCGGCGTAGCGGGCCGCCCAGCTCCTGCGAATGACGCTGGCAGCGCGCAGGCGGTTGTTGCTGAGGTGCCCGGCTACAGCGGCGTGTGCATCGGCGCGTACGACCCGCGGGCATCCAAAATCTTCGGGAAGATTGGACCCGGAGAAACAGCCGTCTTCTCAACCGGCGACGGCTACGATTCGCAGATTCTCCTGAAAGACCAGCTTCTTGCCATGATCGTGGGCAACGACATGGTCACGGTCATGGACCGCAAGAAGAAGCAGATTGCCTGGGCAGTCGGTGGCTACGCAGGCAACGTCAGTGAAGAGAATGGCTGGCTGTTCCTCGACAAGAGCGGAACAGCCGGCATCCAGATCAAGGATGGCTGCGTTTACGTCTTTGGGCAGGTGGTGCTCGGCGGAAGAACACCAGTAACACCAGTGGCAATGCAGGCAGTCGGCGCGAATGGCGCAGCGAGCCTGCCGGCCGCTGGTGTGTTCATTGGGGCTTAGTTGGATTCCCACCCGTCCTTGACCCAAAACCCAAGAGCATAGTCTGCCGAGTTGATGCGCTCTGGGTAAGAAATCTTGACGGTCAACGCATGGTTTCGCCCGTCCTTTAGCGCATCAAAGAACTTCTTACCATCTTCGCTGTCTTTCTTAACCAGCGCGTACAGGCTGTTCCCGGTTTCGTCTCCGACATAGATAGACAGCAACTGGTCCTGCGCTTGCCGCACTTCGTAAGGGAACATGTCGGACAGGCGAACGATCGCGCGCACAGTGGACTCTGATTTTGGCGCACGCTGTGCTTTGAAGGCGGCAATCGGAATCGGACTAAATCCCACCGAGCACTGCCAGTCGACCTTAAAACCGCCTTCTGTCAAGGTCATGCAGTAGTAGTGCCCCTGGCCTCGCTCATCCTTGGCGTCGATTAGGCAGGACTTTCCGACACCGAGTTCTTTCTCACACGGCGCAGAATCCGAAATCGTGAACTTTGACGAGCACCCGTTACGGTAATGCTCGTCAAGGAATTTCTTGTTCTCGTCCGGGCTGAGAATGAACTCGGTACGGTCTGAGCAGCGCTCGGCGCCCCAGTATTTGCGCAGGACATCTGCCGCAGACTCGTTCCCGGTTAGTCCACGGATCGTTGCCTGCACAGGCTCCTGAGTTAGAGCAAACGCCGTGCCGCCAACGACAGCGATCCCCGCCCCGATTGCGATAAGCGCGGCTTTTTTCACTGGGCCACCTTCTCCGCAATGTCCGCTGGCAGGACGAACGTTGCCCTGTCGCCCCAGCACTGGGCAGCAACCGTGTCCACCTTGAATGCGAGCGAGGTTGCCAGCGCGTACTTGTATTCGCCCGGCGTACCAACAAGCGAGTTCCCGTTGGCGTAGAAGGTTACCGCCTTGATTCGCGCCAGGTCGGTAGCCTTGGCGCCAGGGATCGTCAGCTCCGCCCAGAGCTGCGTCTGATAGCTCGCCTCGCAATCGACCGTGATCTCAACCGGTGGCTCCACCTCCGGACACTCACAAGTCCCCGAGCCCGTGTCCCCGCCGGCCGCCATCGCAACGGCACCGGTTCCCATCGACGCGCCCGAGCTCGAGCCAGCGTTACCGTTCATACCGGTGACGCCGCCAGTATCGGTGCCAGTCGTGTTGCCACCGTCTCCACCAGACGATGAGCACGCCATCACGAGTGCGTAAACAACGCACCCGCTCACCAAACTCTTCAAAACCTCACTGCCTCGCATAGCTGACCATCCTGTGTCCGGCTTAGGCAGTCGTCAACCCGCCTCGCCTTGTGCAACTTCGCGGTCCCCATTCCGGGGCTTCCGCTGCCATCGCTGAGCCTCCCGGCCATTCCGTCGCTGCCGTCACTGAGCATCGACATTCCGGGACTGTCGCTCGCGCTGCAGCTGCCCATTCCCGGGCTTCCGCTGCCGTCTCTGACGCTGCCGGCGATACCCGGCCTCCCGTCACTTGGGATTGACATCCCGGGCCTCAGTTTGGCGCTTCAGCTGCCAATTCCTGGGTTGCCCCTCCCGTCGCTGAGCCTGCCCCCGCTGCCAGGGCTGCCGTCGCTCGCGATTCCCTGCCCGCTCGACTGAATCGGTCACGCCAAGCCGGCCCCGCCTTGGGGCGAATGGCGCCTAACTTTCGATGGCTGTCACTGGCCTCGGTCTCTTTCCGTGCGGCTTCTATCCAGTCGGCTTCGGACAGGACCCCATTCCCGACGCTGAGTCGCAACCCGACGGCGTGCGGTTCATCGACCCGCGCACGAAGGATTACGCGCTCGATACCGACGGTGCGCTTCAGTTCGACTCGGTAGCGCTGCAGCGCGTCGTGATCGCGCTGACCACTGCCTTCGGTTCGTCGATGGCTGTGCGCGGCTTTCTTGCGCCCGAAGTCCACAACGGAACGACGCAGCAAATCACCACGTCGGAGGTGCGCACCGTGCTCGCTCCGATGGTGAACGACGGCTCCATCGTCATCGACTGGATCAAGGTCACCACCGAAGCAGATCGCGTCCCAGGTCGCCTGGGCGTGTCGGTCGGCTTCATCGACACCGAAACCGGTGAATTGAGCGTCGCTCGCGCATGACTGATTTGCTTGGACCCGCTTCGTTCAAGGAAATCCGTGAGGACATTCTCACGGATATCGTCCTTGAAGCAGACAAGGCCGGCATCACCGAGGCCGTCTCGCCCGGCACCGACAACTACGTCTGGGCCACTGGCATGGCCGGCTCGCTGATGCTGGCTCACGCGCGTATCGACGGGCTGAAGTCTGCGATCACGCCGCTCAATGCAACGGGCGATGACCTGCTTCGCTGGCGTGAAGCGCTCGACCTTCCAGAGGTCACCGCGTCGCCCGCTGCCGGCAAGATTGTTCTGACGGTCACTGGCACTGGCTCAGTCCAGGACGGTCAGGTGTTCACGCTGCCCAACGGCTTCCGCGGCAACGTGGTCGGCACATGGCTCAATGTTACCGACGGTGACGAGGTCGATGCCATCACCATCGACAAGGGTGAAAAGGCGAACCTTGGCCCCGGTGAGGTAGTCCGCTTCCTCAACCCGCCGCTCAATGTTGCTGCAGAAGCCACGGTTTCCGGCACCGTTCCGCTCACTGGCGGCTTCGATGACGAGACACCCGCTCGTTTGCGCGCGCGCGAGCTCAACCGGATTCGCCACGTTCCAGGCGGCGGGAACTGGGGTCAGCTTCGTGAGCTTGCGTTCAATGCGTCCCCGGCTGTCACGGAGTGCTTCGTCTACCCGGCACTAGGTGGCCCCGGCTCGTGCAAGGTCGTCCCGGTTAAGGGCTTCGACCGTGAGCGCTTCGACTTCTCGCGCGTGTTCCCCTCTGCTGGCATCGACCTCGTCCGTGATGCCATCCACGCCGACGTCAGCACGGCCCATGAGGTCGTCGTCACCTCGGCTGCGGACGAACTCACGAACGTTTCGCTGACCATCGATATCCCTGACTCGACGCAAGCCGGGGGCAACGGTGACGGCTGGACGGACTTGGTTCCGTGGCCCCCTCTTGCGGGTGCTGAAACCAAGATTCCAGTCGCAAGCATCAGCGGCGCAGTCGTGGTTGTCGACGCAGACACAACGACGGCTCCCGTTGCTGGGCAAACGCACGTCGCCTGGTGGTCTCCGCACGACATGCAGTTCCATACGCGACTCGTCGTGACTGTGGGCGGCTCGGCTGGCGCCTGGCAAATCACGCCGGACTCACCGTTTGTGGACACGGCTGGCGAAAGCATTGCGGCTGGTGACTACCTGTCGCCCGCAGCGCAGCATCTGAACGAGTACGGCGCCACTTGGGTGAGCCAACTCGAGCTTCTCGGCTGCGGTGAGAATACCGACGACGGCGACAGCTTGCCGCGTGCGCTTCGACACCCGTTCCAGAGCGAAACAGCGCGCAGCGGTCTGACGATGTTCCAGTTGAAGGAACTGATGGCGGCGCACCCTGAGATTATCGACGTGGCGTACAGCTATCGGTCAACCTCAACGCCGACTGTTCCTGGATCCATCGATACCGCGCCGAACGTCCTCGTACCGAACCACTTCGGCATCTACAAAACTCCATGAGCACCACCCCTTCCGGCTCTCCTGTTTGGGTGCGTAATGCTGACGCTTCGACGTACGGCGGCTCTCCAGAGAAGCGCGATTACCAGTCCCAGGGCGTCGTCAATCCCAAGACTGACGTGAGTGCTGCAGACTTTCTGCGCCTCACTGCCGACGTCGCGGCGATGGCCAGAACCACGCCGTTTGCGACTGTATCTGTGTCGACGACTGACATCAGTTCGACGATTTCGGTGTCAAGCGTTCACCAGATGACCGGCGTGAACACGGTTGGTTACACGGGTGGCTCACCACCTTCTGGCATGCCAACTGCCGTGCGCAATGGCACGGGGGACATCACGCTGACCTGGGACGCTGCCTACGCTGACGAGTTCGGCGTTTCCGCTGACCTCGTCATCACCGGAGCTGTTCCCACGGTCGTCAACAGCACGTCCGGGTATGCGGTCTACGAGCTCCTGAGCGACACATCCGTACGCGTGCGCTGCTTCAACTCTGCTGGCGCCGCATTGGCCGACGCGGCCGTCACGGTTGCGATTTACACCTGATATGTTCGGTGGATTTGCGCCGCTTCCTTTGCGGCTCGGTGGCTCCCCTGAAGAGGGCTGGAGCGCGGCGGACTTCATGCGCCTTTCAGCGGACGTGGCGGCAATGCGTCGCACGCGTCCGTTCGCGATTCTGCGCGTGTCTGGTGACGGCGGCAGCAACGCCACGCTCATCAGCTATCGCGGTATTCACGCGCCGACGGTAACGCCGACCGTGACAATGGACGGGTCACAGCGCGCGGTCATCACCTGGCCGTCGTCCATCGAAGACGACAACGGCACCGAATATCAGGTCCAGATTCGGCGAGCTAACGCTGGGCATGAAGCGACAAGTGGCGCCGTTGCCGGCGTGACCACACTCGTCTCCAGTAACAAGCTTTCCGTGTCGGTTCGCTGGGGCACCGGCTCCGCTGGCACCGCGACCGTGGTTGTCTATGCGGACTGGGGCCCAGTTGCTACCGGGGCAAACGACTACGGCGCATCTCCTGACAAACAGGACTGCAACACCGAAACCATCCCGTACGCGTTCAACTGGTACCAGGAACTCGGCGCATCGCTCGGTTCCGCGTACGGCACCGGAACGCGTGGCATGGTTCACGCTCGCAAGCTGGCCCTGGCTCGAGCCCGCGCGGCGGTAGACCGGTCCGCTGAGCGTTTCCAGGCCAACTGCGTACCAGGCGAGTCAGATGCGCTGCTCGATGACTGGTCCGAGGCGCTGGCGATTCCGTCAGCGGAAAGTGAGCCGCGCTGGCTTGTTCGAAAGCGTGCCGCAACCAAGCTGGCAAGCGTCGCAGCGGCCGACCTCCTCTCGCTTGAGGCTGCGTGTCAGAGTTTGCTCGGTGACCGCTTCGTGGCCATCGGCACGAACTACGGCTCAGCGCTCTCCAGCCCGCCCACGTCAACGCCACCGACGACGGCTTGGAGCGACGACTACGACCTTGGCAACGGCGTCTGGGCAACCCAGCGCTGTCATGTGCAGGTCTACGTGACCCGCCCAAGCGACCCAAAAGACCCCGTGTTCCTGGACCTCGTGAACGTCCAGTTGATGCGGCTCCTCGACGAACTGCTCCCTGCGTGGGCGACGTTCAGCTGGTCAGCCACGGACACCGACGGCTTCCTCGTTGGCCTCTCTCTCATTGGATACGACGGACTCTAAAACATGCCTCGCGTAAATCCCGGCGGCTGGGTCACTGGCGATCCAATCACTGCCACGCAAATCAACGACCTGGACATTTCCCAGTCTGCGCTGGACACAGCGGTAACGGCCGGTTTGGCAGATATCACGGCGCTACAGGGCGACGTGACGACGCTTCAGACGGACGTGGGCGCGCTCCAGGACTCGCGACACTGCGCGATGTATTCGATTGGTGGCAGCGGCCTGGCGGATGACGCCATCTGCACACTCACCGAATCAATCGACAGTAACAGCAGCTATGCGCTTTCGTCGAACGAGGTCCAGGTCCCCGAGGCTGGCTACTACCTGATCACTGCCCGGTCTCAGGTCGCACATTCATCGACAACCAATCCACCCGTCGCGTTTGGGATCAATGTGCTGGTTGGTGGCTCACTCGGTGGCCGCGCATCCGGCGTCAGGTGGTCAGCAACTCCTGCCGAAAACATTGAGCCTGCCACGTCGTTTCTCAGGCAAATCACCACACCGGCATCGGAAAAAATCTCAGTCACGGCTCACCGCGGCGGAACAGCGGGAACACTTACGCTCACGTCGTCGATTTCGGTTAGCGCCCTGACCATCACCCGTGTCGCCTGATGACGTCTCTCGTTGTCTCCCCTGAGCACCCAATCCCCGGGATGAAGGTGCGCCTGACGCTGTCTGGTGCCGACGCTGCCGCGAATTTCGTTCGCTACAGCATCACCTCTGCGCCCGATGGCTCGGAACTGCGGAAGAAGCTGGATGCGCCTGGCGTTACGCGGGCCAAGGTTTACGACGCGGACCTCGCAATCCCGTACGAACTCAAGCTCGACAAGGGTGGACGCTACACGTTCCTTGTCGAAGAGTTCACACGTGGCGCGGCTGCAAACGGTGGCGGATACCAGAGCGCCGCTGAGTCTGCGCCCTCCGAAACCAAGCTCGCGTCAACGTCGCTGACCCTTGAGGTTGGCCAACTTGTTGAGTGCACGGTTGGCATTAGCCCGGACACCGCAAAGCTTCGGTTCTACGTGTTCGGTGACTACGTGCGGGCCACGTCGTTCGCTGTGCATGGCGAGGACACACCCGACATCGTCTCGCCGACTACGCAGAAGGCTCGCAACGTCGCCGACGATACGACCATCTGGTCCAATCTCCAGGCGCTTGCTGACGAAACTGCCGAGGACATCGTCGGTGACCTGAGTGACGTCTTCACGGACCTACGTGAAACGTTCGAGGGTCACATTGCGGACGCTACCGTCCACAATGCCGCGGACACGCACAACGACCTGGGCCCCGGCTACTTGGCATCGAAGCCAGCGGCCGCTGGTGCCGCCATCGACGCACTACGGCGCGCCATCGAAGGCCACATGTCCAACACCAACGGTTCGGGCATTGGGCAGGCGACGTATCACGACAACCCTGACAATGCGATTCGGTTCGCTGCTCCTGGCGCTGGCACTTCGCGATTGTCGCAAATGGTCGCGC